TAGTAGCTCTGTTGTTACCACTAATGCTACTTCTAGTTCTAGTTCTGCTGCCAATTCTCTTACTAATGCTGCTACCCAAGCAAAAGGCAGTTGTGCCATTTATATTACTACAAAAGATGCTTACACGCTAACTGATGGACCTACAATATTCTTAGCAAATGATGTTCAAAAGGTCGCCAAGTTCTGTATTCAACAGGCAAATATTCCAGCAAGTATTATGAAAGATATTATGGAAAAGATAGAATTTAATAATACATTGAATGAGAGAATTGCTCAAATTGAGAGTGATTTAGCATTTGAAGAAGAAAAAATAACAAATAAATTGTGTGGCGCAAGTGGTGCGTCAAAATCAATGGAAAGAAAGAATAAAAACAAAAGTAAAATTGCGTCTGATATGATTGACAAGACCGATGATGCGAATATAGTTAAAATGCGCGACACTCTTGAAGATTTGAAGAAGATGGTTAAGAGCGCGACACTCAATGATGTATTTATTCCTAATAAGTTGGCACATTTAGCAGTTTGGGTAGAACATGTTACAAATACAAATACCAATATCAATACAAAAAACGCATTTACTAGTAATATTGACGAATCGACAATTTTGTCAATTATGTTACTAAAAGATGTAGAAGATAGTTGGAAAGTTTTATTGTTGCTTGGTATTGGCGTATTTACTGAACATAAGAGTATTGCTTATACTGAAATTATGAAGAAATTGGCAGACAGACAATTGCTATATCTAATTATAGCAGATACAGATTATATTTATGGCACAAATTATCAGTTCTGTCATGGATACTTGAGTAAGGACTTGAATATGACACAAGAGAAGATTATTCAAGCTTTAGGTAGAATTGGGCGCAATAATATTCAACAAGAATACAGTGCTCGCTTCAGAGATGATGCGCAAATCAAGACATTGTTTACCAGTTTCAAGTCAGAAGATAAACCAGAAGTTTTAAATATGAATATATTGTTTAATACGGCAAATATAAAATGGAATGGGTCTGAATATGTAGAAGTAGTAAATGCGAGTGAAAGTGAGATAGTATTGGACGACTGTATTGTTGAAGACTGTGATAATGATGACGATGAGTCTGATGATGAATAAATTATTTTAAGGAGTGAATTTGAATTTAAATTTAAAGTGTAAAATTGAAAATAATATATAAAATGTTTTTTCTTTATAAAATCAAATATTTTAGAATTTATAAAAATTAAAATGCTAGCAATTCTTATTATTTGTTTGTTATTTGTTAGTTCATCAGCTTTTCAAAAGATAAAATTTAATAAACCTAATTGTAACTTATATTATATGAATAATGTTCATAAGTATATGTTACAGAATCAAAAACCTAAAAATTCACTTGTTATAAACAATATGTTAATACGTTTTTCGAAACATTCAGGACAAACTGTAGGACATATAAAAGCGTGTATTACACCTGAAAGAAATGTGAATAAAAAATAATATATACTTATATTATATATTATTATGAATAAAAAAGGTGGTAGTGTTAGTGATGCGTTTAAACAAGCTGGAACTGATTTAGGAGTTGGTGTTGCTAATACAGTAGGTGCGGCAGGAAAAATTGCGTCATCTGTATCAGAAAATACCGCAGGATTAGTAGACATAGGTGGAAAAACAGCTGTTGGAGTAGCTGGCAATACAGGAAAGGCTTTAACTGCGGCTGCTGGTACAGCGGCAAGAACAGTAGAAACAGTTGAAAATCTTTCAGCTCGCTTAGAAAACTATACAAAAGAAGCACAAAAACAAGCACAAGATGCAAACGAAACAGCAACATTTAAAATAAAAAACGCAAATGATGTTGAAAAGGCTAAAATTGAAGCGAATAGACAAGCTGAATTACAAAAAATAGAATATGATTTAGTGAGAAAACAACAGGAAACCGCGGCAGAACAGGAACGTTTATTAGCTGACTTATCAGCGAACCAAAGACAAGAATATTTAAAAACAGAAGAAAATAAAAAGAAAATGAATGAAGCATATTATTATGGGTTTACAAAGAACAATCCAGGTTCACGTGATACAGGTTCTATAGCTAAATGGTTTGGGTTAGGTAAATGGTGTACTTCTTATATACCTAAAACTTTTGTAAAAGAAGGTAATACGGGTAATATTGATATAATTTTTCCCGAAATACTACCAACGGAAACAAGAAAATATTTTATAAATGCAATTAACGACGACACAGGACAACCAATAACAATATCATTTAAAACTGAAAATTACACTTGGCTTGGTCGAAGTTACAGGAGAGAAGTTCCTGTAATTAAATATAAGGATGAACAAAATAATGATGTAGAATTAAAAGGAACAATGGATTACTACGAAATAAAATTTCTTTGCCCTACAACTAGTAGAGGTGGTCGAAGTAAAAGAAGAAGAACGAATCGAAGAAGAACAAATCGAAGAAGAACAAATCAAAGAAGAACAAATCTAAGACGAAGAACAAATAGACGACGTTAATTATTTTTATTAGTTGCCATTTTCTGAATGAGCTCATTTATTCCATTATTAAAATCTGTATCAATTGTCCAACCAAGTTGCTTCACTTTTTCATTACTAATATAATACCTCTTGTCATTAAAAGGTCTATCCTCAATATGCGTTATCCATTCATCATATTCCATTGTTCCCTTGATTTTTTCTATTAGGATTTTCGCAATATCTAACACAGTATATTCATGATGGTCGTCACTTCCAACATTATATATTTCTCCAATTTGACCCTTTTCTAAAACTAGTTTCAAAGCACTACATACATCATTTACGTGTAAAAATGCGCGCACATTGGAGCCATCGCCTTGTATTGTGACTTTTTTATCTTGCTGTAGCTGTTGAATGAATCGTGGTATTAGTTTCTCAGGATATTGATTAGGACCATATACATTGTTACCACGGGTGATTATAATTGGCATCTTAAATGAATGATAATACGACTTGGCAATCAATTCAGCCGCCGCTTTTGTCGCCGCATAAGGATTTGTCGGACACAAAATAGAATTCTCGTTCTTCTTTTCCTCATTTTCATTGAGCATTGACTCACCATACACTTCATCGGTTGAAATGTGAATGAAGCGAGTGATTTGTCCGTGCTTTCTACAAGCTTCTAACAAAGTATGAGTTCCCTGAACATTATCATGTGTATATTGAAGCGCATCTTCAAATGAATTTTGGACATGTGATTGTGCCGCAAAATGAATGACAGTATCTATTTGATAAATATTCAGAATATTTGATACTAAATCATATGAACATAAGTTGCCTTTGACTAAATGATATCGGGATGAATTACGAACTTCTTCATCAATATTTAATTCAGATGCGCAATAATACATCGCGTCTAAATTGACAATTATTGCGTCCAAATTTTGCTTAAAATAATAGTTTATAAAATTGGAGCCAATAAATCCACAACCACCAGTAACGAGTAACTTCATAGCGTTCTTATTTTTCTATTATAAATTATTAATTTATTTATAACTTATAATATTTTCGTCTTTTATTTTTTATTGTTTTTGTTTGTCTTTTATTTTAATTATTTTTTATTTATTTTGCTCATTCTTTGAAGAATGTTTCTAACAGCTTCCTTAATTGTTGTAACGGGATTCTTTAAATTTAATGATATATTAGTTAGTTTTGTAGTATCTAAACAATTGTTTGACCGTTTTGATGCTAAAATTTGATTCTGTTCATCAATTGTAAAGTTAGTCCAAGTAAACTCCGGGTCTACTATTTCTTTGTACATTTCCAATATTTCATTATGTGTAATTAATCCAGGATTTGTTAGATTCACAGTTCCAACTTGTTTATTCAAAGCCATTTCTATTAAAACTGGCAACAATTCGTCTAAAACTGTCATTGAGTTTGGCATAGAACATACTTTCTTATAGGACGTAATCTTTTTAATAAAATTGCGTGGACTATCTTGCTCATCTGTAATAGGCATTCGAATTCTGGCATTCAGTGTGCTATCTGAATATAATAGTTGCATTAATCGGTCAGTATATCCCTTGACAATTGAATATGATGAGCCAAAAAAGTTGGGTAAATCTTCTTCTAAAAATCCGGTTTCTACATCGCCATATAAATGATTATTGCTATCATATTCAAATATACATCCTGTTCCTAAATATGTGAAATGTATACCATTTTTTTTACTTATTTCGGCGAGTCCAATTGGACTAAATAGGTTGTCATTCATGTTTTCAACTAGTTTGCCGGGCTTCTCTAGGTAGTCAATAGTGCCAATTACTTCATTATTATAGACGCCATGTGTGCGCCCAATAAAACTCATAATATGTGTGACATTCTTAATCAAGTCTAATTCCCGTTGTATCATTTTAATATCATCTGCGCGACACATTGATTTTATTACTGTAATATTTGCGTTTTGTAGTAAATCTACTACCTTTGAACCAATCCATCCATTTCCACCAAATACTAGAACTATTGGCTTAGATTTATTGTGAGACATTTTATATAAAATAAGAATTAGTATTTAAATTCTTATTTTTATTATTATGTTTTTAATAGTGTTCATGTTCTTAGATTATAGTTGTTTTAATTTACTTCCAATGTCTTTGAAATAAGTGCCATTATATGGTGTGTTTTTTGTTAGCGCTTTTGTTAGTGTTTTGTCGCTCATTTGTAATTGTTTAATACAATCATATTTACATATAAACTCTCTAATCAGGTTATTATTTGTATCATATTGTCCTATCCCGTTTTTATATAATATTGGGTCACCGTGTTTCTCAGTAAAATTTTGAGTTAAGGTCTCTTCACATTCGTCAAATAATTTATAGTAGTATCCCTTAGTTAAAGTATAGTTTTTTACAGGAACATCTAATGCTGACAATGATTCATAACCATTAAAATGAGCTGCCGTTTTTCTGTCTAAATATACATTTAATATTTCACTCTTATTGGCATTTAGTTTGGCAATATAACCTAAGTTTTGAGACTTTGTTTGCTTGGTTGGTTTAATATTATGAATTATATTGGCATCTAGTTCTCTATCTACAAATACCCATCTGTAACCATTATACACCGTATTTTCTATAACAGCTTTATTTATACTAGGTCTTTTAATATTATAATCTTCTTTCATTGCTTCTGATACACTTTCATATACTTTTACAAGTTCTAATGTCTCTGGATTTATCTTTTGTAATCGTGGACCAAGTGTAACTAGTGGTTCATTAAATCCGGTGGCTACTTTGGTCTCTTTAGTGTTTAATTTGCTCAAAATTTCTCTATTTGACTTTTCTAGGTTGTCTATTTTGCCTGACATTTGCTTAACCATTTGTAATAATTCTTGTATTAATAGATTATCATTATTAGTATTTTTCATTTCAAGCATAAGTCTGAGTTGTTCATTTTCAAGTTCTATTTTACTTGTATCATTTGTATTAAAATATTTAATATTATTGTTGATAATATCCAATAATGTTTTGTAAGATAGATTTTTACCAATTAAAAATAATTCTAGTTCAGTCTCATGTCCTTTTAAATCAGTAACTCTGTTGCCTCTGATAGTTTCGTGATTGTGTAAAAAACTTTCAAAGTCTTTGCTTTTGTTCACGGCAAAGCAATCCAACAGTAAACACTCTTCGTATTTTGATTTATGTTCCTTGTATCTATCAATGACGCCTCTACGGCTCTCTCCAAGTTTTATAATGTATTGTTTATTTTCAAACATTTTGACTTTAATAATATAAACAATAGAACCAATAGTAGCATACTCCTTGAGTAATATTTTTTCTCTTTCTAGAATTTTTTGCTGCTCTAATTTTAATTCATATTCTTTTGCTTTTTGGTCTTCTAATGATTTAAATTCATTCGATTGGTGTAACAGTTGTTGTTTTAATTCATTACTTTCTTCTTGTAAAATTTCCTGTAAAATTTGTTCTAATTTAATAAAATAATCGTGTATTTCGTCTGCCTTTTTTGTTTCTGATTTTAAACAAAACTTTTTAAAGGTATTTATATTCAACATAAATACTTCTTTATTGTGTCCACCTTTAGCACTATTTGTTTGCTTTGCCAACTGGCAAAGCGATAATTTATAATCTTTATTAATAGTAAAATTTTTTTCCAATACACGTTTTGCATTTACCTTTTGACCAAATCCAAGCCATTGCCAAACATTATCTAAGTCAATAACAAAATCCTTTTCATAATCATGCTTTAAATAACAATAAAAACTAGCTATAAACATTTGTTGCTCATAATTATTAAAATTATTTTGTACTTTAGTTATTAACTTTGACTGATAATCACCATTTAATTTGGTAATAGGGTTACTTTCAATAAGGTTTACTATGTCTACACTCATTTTATATATTATATAGAGCCATGTCTTTATATTGTTTTTTGCTTTAATAATTAAAAAGCGTTAAATTAATTATTAAAATATTATATAAATGATGAGACGATACATCGTAACAGTTTGCTTAATTTGAATAAGCCAACCCACCCATACCACTCATAATTCTGAGCACGTTGTAGTTGGTGGCATAGACACGGACCTTGGCAGTCTTGGTTCCCTCAACGGTGGCGTTGGAGAGGACAAGCTGGAGAGTAGCGTTATCTATTCTGGAGAAGTTGCACGTGCCGCTGGGTTGATGTTCCTCAGGGCGGAGGGCAAAAGAGTACACGTTAATACCCTCATCAGGGTTTCTGGTGTGGGCCTGGTAAGGCTGAACCCACGAGAAGTAGGTTCCTTCACGCTCAGAGAAGCGATCCTGGCCGTTAAGTTGGAGCTTAGCGGTGACGACGGGGTTCTGTCCCCAGCAGTGGAGGTCCAAAGAGGTCTCAGTCAAAACGAATGTACCGGCATCAGAGACAGCGGAGTTATCAAGGTGGCCGCCTGAAAGATCCTTAAGCGCAGCAAGGATAGAGGGGTCAACTCCGAGGTCAGGGTTCTGGGGGACGGCAACGCCTCCCAAATTGGCCTCATTGTAGGGGTTCTGGGGACCGTGCCAGTATCCAGTGAATCCCGAGGGGATATCATAGTCAAGAGCACCGGCATCGTTGAAGAGACCACGAGCATCAATGTAAGCACGGGAATCAGCCGCAACAGAGGCGGGACCACCAAAAGCATGGATGGCGTTGGGGAGCGCATCAATGGCATCAGTGTAGTTGAAGGGCTGGGCACCTAGGACCTTGAACAAGAGAGCATCGCACACAAGGGATGAGCAATAGTCAACGTTCTGATCGGGCTGGACAACCCAGATAAGCTCCTTAACGGGGTGGTTAAAGTTGAGCTTGATCTTGTTACTCGATGAACCAACCGACTCATCACCAGTGAACTGGAGCTGGGTAATGAGGTACTCGTGGGGGTTCTGGGCGAATCTTCGGCGCTCGTCAGTGTCCAAGAAGACATAGTCAACGTACAAAGAGGCAGCAACGAGTGACTGATTGTAGGCAATAGCAGCGGGGACGGGGCGTCCGGGAGCATATTGGCCAGAAGCAGCAATGGGGTTGGATGTGTTGGAGTTGCAAGACAATGTGGTGACAGCCCACAAGCACTCATCAATAGGGCGGATGTCAAGGTTAATTTTAACTTCGTGATACTGTACATCACGATTTTACCCCACCTTTCGGTGTATTTCATGTTTCTAGGGAGTAGACTATATCTTAAGCCTTCAGCAGAGATGATTAATCTCTTCAGACCCAAAACCGTTTAGTCGTTGAACCTTCTCCATAATCTTATCATTGTGATCGTAGGAGCTTGGCTGCGGATTATCTATTTCTTCAGAATTATTAAATTCTAAATTATACGGGGAATTTTTACCATACCTGAGTTCACATCTCAGCCACTGTAAACTTTCATTTACAGTTTGGTATCCCAAAAAATTATTATATTTTGAATTAAATCTATTAACATTTACGATATTGTTAAAATAGTGGTGTAATAATATTTTATCTGATTTTTTTATATTTTCAGTAGCATTTAATGGTTGTAAGTTTGTCCAATGAAAACAGATTTGTTGTTCATTAAAATTTGTAAAATTAAATTTATTTATTGGAAGAATATGATCTATGTGCCAATATTTACCTAAATTATCCCAAGACATATGTTCATCAAATCTATACTCAATCCATCTTTTTAGATGTTCTATATCACAACCAATCAGTTTCTGACGGGATGTGTATTTTCCTTTGAGCATTTTATGAAGTTTACTTCTTAGTATTTCAGATATTTGAAAGTTCAAGTTTGTTTTTCTTTTTTCCTTAATCTTTTCTTTTTTAATTGGCAAATATTCATTATTTTTTTGTTTAATATATTCCTTTATTTCTTCACGATTTCTATACTCTTTTCTTTGAGCATTAATTTTCTCACTATTATCAAGTCTATATTTTTTATTTTTTGGTATTAATAGTTCTTTATTAGTTTCATAATATGATTTTTGTTTTTGCTTTATTTGTTCTTTATTTTGTTCTCTATAATTCTTTCTACAAATATTACAATCATATCTTAAACCATCAGGACTTGTTTTTAATTTTCCAAAGTGAGCTATTTCTAAATTTTTTTTACATTTACAACATTTTTTTTCCATTATATTATTACTATATATTATTTTACCACTAATTGCGCTTATATCGTTTTCAAAATATATAATATTTTTTTTTACGTCTTTAAGAACTTCCCGCAATTTGGTTTTGTCGCCGCATGGCTGTGCGATTCAGCAACATGCGACTAGCATCTGGGGATGACAAAAGTCATTCTGAGCCCCTAACAATATTTCTCTAAAACAGTTCTCAGATGTTTTAGGTTGGATGCTTTTCTGCCCTACAGTATTCAAGGCAATTAAAGGGAGAGCCAAACCAGGGTTGGTGCAAAACCAAAACTGGAGAGGGATATAGAGAGTGGTCTCAGGGAGAGCATTTCTGGGCGCGCAAACTTGACGGGGAGCCAAGGAGTCGCAAGGACCATCAACCTCAGAGAAAGAGGGGTCAGTGATGAAGGTAAGCTGGGTGGTGTTACCAATCATCTTGAAATAACCCTTCTGTTGCTCAGATGTCATGGTGAGCTGGTTCCAGATGTGCATCCAGTCACCATATTGGCGATCAATTCTTTGACCACCAATCTCAACCTCAACCTGGGCAATAAGTTGCTCACCGGGGAAGTCCAACCAACGGGCATAGACACCGGAACCGGAACCAACAGCGAAGGAAGCAATTCCCATGAGCTGGTTGATCTCGGGGAGAGTCACCTGTAAATAGGTTCTGTAAGCGAGATCACCATTTCTGGAGATAACGCACTGAACTCTGCGTCCAAAATCGGCTTGGCCGTTGAAAGTTTGCTCAATCGATTCGATGGCAAAGTTTGTGTATCTTCTGTAAGTGACCTTCCAGAAGGTGATTTGAGGATTACCTGTACATTTCCTCTACCTTATTTTTCAATAAGGATTAGACTATATCTTAAAATGAATTTATTATTTTGTTTTATTTTTGTTTACTCAAAACTAGTTGATTATTTAATATAAATTCACTCGAAAACCATTTAGTCGTTGAACCTTCTTCTTTAAACTTTTCTATTTTATTCATAATATAATTTATTTGTTCCATAATGATATTTTTTTTAGATGAATTGTATTTTACTGTTACCGGCATCATATTTGACCAATTCCAGCATTTAAATTTTTCTTCTTCAACAGTCAAATTAAATTTACATACTGGTATTACATGGTCTATTGACCATAATGAACCATAATTATCCCAGTTCATTTCTTCTGTAAAATTGTATTCTAACCATTCTCTAAAATATTGGATATTACAACCAATATAATTCATAGTAGTATCTGCTTTATCAAGAACATTTCTTAATCGTGCTGCTAATGATTTTTTAATACGGTAGTTCATATTTGTATTTCTTTCATTTTTACACCATTCAGTTTTTTGTTCTTTTAAAAGTTCTGGATAACAATCTAAACAAATTTTCTTTTTATAAAATTTTTTCAACTTCGCAAAACGACGCAATACTTTTTCTGTATTACATTTTTCACAAGTAGCCAAAGAATTTTCTAATTTTTTCTGTCTTAGATTTTTTTTTCTTATTTTATCCAATTCATTCAAACATTTTTTACAAGTACTAGAATATGAACTATTATCGTACTGTCTAAATTTATCAATACTTTTGTTAGTTTCACATTTAATACATTGTCTGTTTTCTACTATTTCATTATTAATTTCCATCTTTATGAATATACTATTTATACTATTTATTTTTATATCATTTTTATTTCATTAAAAGAAGCTTGGATGCTCATTGCCCATTTATTCAAACTTTTGTTAAAGTTCAAATTATCTTATTCATTTTTACTATACCCAAGTTTTTTTTCTTGGCCACAACTCTCTCACAAAAATTGCTTAGTAGAATAAGCTTTAGGGGTTTCAAGCAGTTTGATTTTCTCACTAGGGGTTTTCATGTTAAACATTTATATTTGTTCAACATCCCTAATTAACATCAGTGGTTAAGTCGCGAATAACTAAAAACGACAAATGCCACAAAGGGTTTTATGAATATCTTATTGATTCGATATTCCCCGATGTTTTTCTACCCTACAGGTTTTTAAGGTATACATCCTGGGCTCCGTAAGCTACGAGTTGCATAAGTCCGCCTCCCATTTTATATTATTCCTAAAGAAAATAATTTTCTGAATTCTAATTTAATTAAATTTTGACGACACTTAAATTTAATTAAATTCCCTACATATTATTTCAATATATTATTAATGTTTACATTTTCCTTCATAAATATGGATAAATATTGCTCATCAAATATTTCTTTTTTACCTTCATGATTTTTAGTAAAAATATATGAATCATTTCGTTTCTTAATTGACCAACCATTGTCTAAAGCATTGTATAAAAACACCATTTTTTGAAATTTTATTTTGTCTATTTCTAGGTCTAATTGTTTTTCATTATTTGTTATCTTAATATCAATGTCCATTAACATAACAAATAATGAGAAACAATATTTAATCTTTAAACTTATATAAAATATTTTCTAAAGTAGTTCTTTCCAAATTACATTCTTTCCAAATTACATTCTTTCCAAATTACATTCTTTCCAAATTACATTCTTTCCAAATTACATTCTTTCCAAATTACATTTTATCCAAATTACATTCTATAAAAATATATACTTTCACAAAATATCTAATTAAATAAAATTAATTATTATAATATAAGTATTATAAAAATGCCATCATTCAAACCAAAAGCTACAAAAAAAATAAAAGTATGTAAAAGGTATTCTACCACATTAGATGGTAAACACAAAGAAATTATGACTGATTTTTCAAAAGATGAATGTGATATTATTCCTAGATTAAAAGAAGAAAAACAACAACTGCTTCAACAAATTTCTAATTCTACTCATAATTCAAATTCAAATTCAAATACAAATTCATCTTTACCAATTGAACAAGTAATGGAGATTAAAGACCGAATAAAAGAGATTAAAAATACCATAAATGAAATT